GCAGCAGCAGCTGTGCGACCAGGCGCGCCAGAGCCAGCACGGTGATGCTGTGCAGATTGATCGTCGGCGCCACGCGCTCCCCGTTCACTGAGATGTCCGCCTGGTCCTTGGCCTCCGCGACGTCGACGTTGTACTGGTTGTCGCGGTTCAAGTACTCCACGCGCACGACATTGAATCGCTCGATCTTCGGCTTTCGCGTGACCTTGACCGGATCCCCGTCCTCCTGCGGCAGGAAGTCGTCGTCGTTGAAGGAGAAGAGCGGAGTCAGATCCGGCGTATAGGTGCGGCCGTTGCCGGTTACGCTCGCGTCCGCGTAGGGCACGATGCGAAGCTGACCCGGGGACTGCACCGCCTGGCTATTGGTGATCTGCAGGATCTCGTCGATGAACTCGCTCGCCAGGCGCTGCGTGCGCTCGGAGGGCGAGATGAACATGCCCATCGCAATGCAGTAGCTCTCGTAGGTGGTGACGCCGGCGCCCTGCAGGCCCGACAGGTAGGGAAAGCCGCAGCCGTGGTTCGCGTCCGTGCAGTAGTCGATGAGGACGTCGGACGGCTCCGCGTCGTCGATCGTGCCCGGGTTGAAGAGCTGCAGTCCCTTCAGCTCAAAGCTCAGATTCGGCACGGCAGCGGAGTTGCCGAGCTGCAGGCTGCCGGATGCGACGTAGGCAGTGTGGTCGTAGCCGATCGCCTGCGTCGGGAAGTTCGTCGTCAGATACGACCAGACAGCCTGCCCGCCGGCGCCCGTGAAGAGCGTGAGGCCCAGCGCGGTAAGCGTCGTCTGCGCCTTGTCCGCCCAGACGGTGCCGATGCCGTTGATCTGACCTTCGCCCAGCGCCAGCACCATCGCGGCGCTGTAGGTGAATGTCGTGTTGCTGGATCCGCCGCCGCCGCCCTTGCCGCCGCTTTGCTTCGTGGTGTGCGGGGTTGCGACGAAGCTGCCATACCAGAGCAGATTGATCGGCACTCGTGTCTTGCCGTAGGTGAGCGCGATGACCGCGCCGTACGCGGACTGGTTGACGTCGATTGCATTGAGTCGCTTGTCGATCGTCGACTGCGTCTTCACGCCGAAGAGCCCGGCCATTAGATGCAGCTCCAGTAGCTGTCGAACCGATCGGCCAGCGCGCGCCGCTCATGCAGCTCGACGTTCCCGTGCGGGCGATAGGCGTGGATCATGAGGTCGTCACTCACGATGATCGCCCCATGCGCGGCGTGGCGACCGAAGTTGAACATCGCGATGTCACCGGGTAGGCCGGCCTCGACGCGGCGACTGAACTTCTCCATCCCCGCTATGTAGCGAGGCTCGTCCTGGTGCAGGTACCACTCCGGGTCATAGGGCCGCGGATCGTAGTCTGCAGGCACGATGCCGACGGATTTGTAGACGGCGCACAAAATCATTGCGCAATCCACCCCGGCACCTTTAACGCAAGCGGCATGAACGTAAGGCGTGCGCAGCCACGAGTACGCCTCCACCACAATCGCATCGCGCAGCTGCTGTTCGGCTTCAGGGGACATAGGTTCCCGCCCCGAGCGCACCGCCGAAAGAGGATCCTGTGCCCGGGCCGCCCTGCCCCGCGATCGCAGGAGCCGCGCCGGCTGACGTGCCACCGTCATAGAGTGTTTCCGGCACCGGCACGAAGGGCATGCCCCGGAAGTGGACCAGGTTGTTGAACGGCGCGCTGACGGCCGCGCTCGCGTTGCTGCAGGCGGCTTTGGTCTTCAGGCACGCTGGCACGATCGTGAAGGTGTTGCCGGCCGCGGGCGCGTTCGGCATGGGCTTCGCGAGCGTGACCTGCCCGCTGGCGTTGAGGTGGCTCTTCACCGGGAACGAGAGCCCACTGTTGGGTCCGCTCGTCCAGGTGACGACGCCGAGGTCAAAGTAGCCGTTCACCTGCGTGAGGTTCGTATTGAACTGCAGCACGCCAGGCGTACCGCTCGCGGCGCCGCTGGTCGTGAAGGCGGCCTTGACCAGCGCGCAGCCGGCGTCGAAGAGCGAATGCACGCAGCCGGTCTGGATCACGTTCTTCGGCATCGCGACGTTGAGCTGCGCGGAGTCGGATTCGATTTTGATCGAGGCGGTGAAACGCCCTGCAGTGGCGTCGTTCACTTCGCCCTGGAAGCACGGCACGAGGCCCGGCGTCGTGTCGATCGTCGCCGGCGGCACCGGCATGTTGAAGAAGCCCTTGGAGAAGAGGATCAGCGCCGCATCGAAGACGCCGGCATTGACCGCCTGCAGGAACGGGAAGCCGCCCACGGTGACGACGCCGCCCGGGTTGTCGTCCTGTGGCGCGATCGTAAGCTCGAGCGTCTGCACCTCGAGCCCCGCCTTGCGCGAGATCGGACCGCGATGGATGGTCAGACCGGTCTTGTACAGGTTGCCGCCGACGGTCAGCGGCACGTCCCAGGAGGTGAAGTAGAGGATCGTCCCGCCGATGAGCGTGATCTTGTAGAACTCCGCCTTCAGGTACATGCCTGCTGCCAAGATCGCTTTCGTCGCGGCGCTCGCGGTAAGCATTACAGCTTGATCGACTTGAGCCGCACGCTCTTGGTCGCCCAGAAGAGAGCCGCGAACTGCTTGGCGGTGAGCTCGTCGGCGTCGAAGCGGCAGCGGTAGTAGAACGAGCCGGTCCAGGTGAGCGCGGCCGCGGCCGCAGGCGCCGTGACGAAGGACACCATGCCGGTCGCGCTTATCGTGTAGTGCGTCGTGAGGGTTTGCAGCACGGCCGCCTTGAAGATCGACGGCGCGCCGTTCAGGTTCTGGATGAGCTCAGGCCCGCCCGGGCCGCCGCTGTTCTGGTAGTTGGCGATGAGCTGAAAGTTCTGCGTCACGCCGTCGCCGGTGCCGAATTGAAACGTCGTAACCGCGTTGAACGTGGGATCGGTGTACAGGAACGTGTCGTAGCGACCCTGCATGTCGATGAAGAGGCCGATCAGCGCCTTCAAGTCGGAGGGCACCACGTAGTCGCGCAGCAGCTCGTACTGCAGGTCGAAGTAGAAACGCGGGTACTGCTGATAGGCGATCCGTGACTCCTTGCCTGAGACCGCCGGCTGCACGCCGGTGTTGAAGATCGGCGTGCGCTCGGAATCCCAGGTGAGTCCGGGAAGATTGGCCGGGTAGAGAAGACCGCTCACAGCGAACCGCGGCCGCTCTGCAGTGCGCGGATCAGGTGCTTCTTCTCGGTGATGAAGAATTTGCCAGAACTGATGCCGGGGAGCTTCGTCTGCGGGGCCCGGCGCCCGCGCCCGTCAGCCATTTCGCGTACGGCATCAGCCTGGGGCTTCGGCAGCACCATCTCCCGCTCGTGCAGCTGAGTCAGCGGATTCACACCGGCCGGAATGTCATAGCCGCCCTTTGCAGAGGCGAAGGCCATCGTCGCGCCGTAAGCCACGGCCGCGGCCGCGGGCGCGAGGCACGGGCCGACGTACGGGATCCCTCCGATTGCCTTGTAGGCGCCTGCGGCCGCGGCCTTTGCGTCGCCTGCGATCTCCTTCAGGCGGATCGCCTTGCCAGCGGCAGCCTGTGTGATCATCGTCGCGATATTCTTCGCGGCCATCTGCGCAAAGCTGTCGGCCACGGCCGTGGCCAGGCCCACGAACAGGCCCTTAAGCGACAGCGTGAGATTCAGGAACCGCGCAATCACAGGCTGCATGCTTGAGCCGACGTTCGCCCAGAGATTCTGCCAGCCCTTGAGCTGATCGCTCATTGCCTGCAGTTCGATGCTGCGCAGCCGCCGCGAGTGCAGCATCTCGAGCAGCACCAGCTGATCCTTTGCCTTCGTCTGCGCCACGATATCGGCCGAGAGCAGCGCGATACGTTCGCGCAGGCCTGCGGACGCTATCTGAAAGCGCGCGCTCTCGAGATCCTTTTGACCCTGGCGGATCTGCGCATTCGATAGCGCACCGGCGTCCGCCAGGCTCTGCAGCTCCTGCTCGGAATAGGCCATCTCTTCGAGCGCGATGTCGCGCCGCTGATCGGCCCCCTCCTCCTCAAGCTTCAACTCCTCATCCAGGTACTTCGCGGTCTCAGCGAACTGCACCTTCACCGCGTTGACGCGATCCTGCGCGTAGCGCTGCTGGTCGCGGGCCTGCTTATCGGCCGCGGTGCTGGCTTTGGTGGCCGCTTCCTTCCTTAGGCGCTCCTGCTCTTCGTTGAACTTGCGAGTCTCTGCGATGACGGCGCGGTTCGCTGCCCGCACGGCGTCGACTTCGCCCTTGCCGTAGTACTCGAGCGCGGCCGCGGCATACGCTTTGACTAGCGCGAGCTTCTCAGCGGACCCGTCCTTCACGGCCTCGATCTGGTCCTTGATCGACTCCATCACGGCTTTCGCTTCTGCGAAGGCAATGTCCGCGTCGCCTTCCTTCGACGCGGATCCACCGCCGTGGCGCGACATCGACTTCGAGGGATCGGCCTGCGTCAGGTTCCCATAGTAATCACGGTCTTCCCCGATCTTGCTGGCGGCAACGTCCGCTGCGAAAACGACCAGCTTCGCCGAAGCGTTGGAGATCCACTGTCCGAGATCCTTCCACTTGAGCCCCACTTCCTGCAGCCGCTGGGTCTGATAGTCGGTCAGGGCGTTGACCTTCTCGGCCTCCTTGTTCCAGTCCGCCGTATCGGAGGACAGGTGCTTGATCGCCTGCGCGACAAGGGCCGTGTGGCCTCCGAACTCTTTCGTCAGCGCGAGCATCGTCGCCGTCGCAGTCGCCGACCCGTTCAGCCGCTCGGAGAGCAGCGCCAGCATGTCGGCCGTGCCGAAGGCAGGATCATGGATCTCATCGAGTGTCACGCCCAGCGCGAAGAGTTTGTCGATCGCCGCCGCGCTGCCCGCGCGTGCCTCGGCCAGCAGCTGCACCAACTTCTCGGTTGCCTGGAAGAGCTTGCCGGTTTCGACGCCCGCCTCTTCGGCGGCCTCGCCCATTCCCTGAAACTGCATGCCCGTGACCTGCAGCACTTCGGACATGTTGCGGATCTCGATCGCGCGGTCGGCGAGCTGCTCGAGCTTCTCCCCGATCTTGGAGATCGCTTCGAAGGCGATCGTGAGCCCTACCGTTTTAAAGGCATTGCTCATCGTCCTGCCGACGTGTTCTAGGCTCTCCCCGATACCGTCCAGGTCCTGCTTCATCTTCGAGGCGCCGGCTTCGGTCCGCGCCGCCGCCTGCGACATGCCCTCTTTCACACCAGAGGGGTCGACACCGACGGTTAACTGGACGTCATCTTTTGCCACAAATTTGCCTCTACTTGTGCAGGACAGCCGGACCCCGCCCGAAGGCGGTGTGTGTTATCGGCCTCCCAGTAGCCGCGCTAGTTTTTCTATCTCGGCCGGGTCGTTGCGAACCCCGTCCTCCTGCGGCGCTTTAAACCCCACGTAGGCTGCGACCAGGACGTGCGTCGGCGGGTGACTGCGCCAGTGGCTCGAGAGCGCCGAGAGCCGCGGAACGTCGAGCTCATCCTCGATGTAGTCCCACGTCCAGCCGGTGCACGCGACCACATGCGCGCAGACGGCGGGCCAGTCGTCTAGGACGCTGCGCCCGCTCCCGCTTCCCCCACGGCATCCGCCTTCGGCACGAGACCGTTCACGCGAATGAACGTCTCGAGCAAATAGTCGAAGTTGTGGATGTCGATGTTCTCCTTGAGCCAGTCCAGCGTGACGTCGCCCTTCGCACGGCGGATCCCGTGGTAAAGCGCCTCGGCCAGCGCGTCGACGCTCTCCTCGGTTTCGCTGTGACTGTCAGTGAACATCGCCTTCGCCTTGACGAGCTTCGCAAGCGGAGTCGGACGCAACGGCAGATCGATGCTCTCGATCGTGATCGTGATCGCGTCCATTACTTGATCGACAGGATGCCGATGTTATTGCTCGCATCGGCCAGGGCCATGAAGTCGAACTCCTGAATGGAGAAGTCCTCGTTCTTCAGCGGCAGCGTGAACTTCGACGACACGCAATTGTTCAGCTTCAGCGACAGCTGCTTGCCGTTGTACGGGACCGACAGCTCGCAGAGGAACGACGGCGCCTGCCCCATGAGCACATTCGCGATCGGCACCTGGAACTGCGTGGTGCTGGTGGCCGTGTACTCGTAGGAGATCAGCACGGTGATGCCGGTGTCCGCCGCGGCGAAGGTATAGACGCCGGTTCCGGTGTTGACTGCGTACTGCCCTGTCGCCGGACCCGAAGCGACGCGAGTCAGCGGGATACCCGTGCTCGAGTAGACGACGCCCAGGTCCGTGGCGAAGACGCCCGAGCTCGGCGGGGCGATCGTCACCTGGAATGGGGTCGACGGGATCGCGGCTGAGAAATTGTCGGTGATCGCGCGAATGCCGGCGGTCGTGTTGACGCCGAAGAAGAGCGACGCGATTGCCTTGGCGCTGAAGTCTGCAGCCTTCGCCTTGAACGTAAACTTGCCCTTGCCACGGCCGAAAGCGACCGGGAACTGGTAGGCGCCGTAGAGCGTCTTCTCGTCGAAGCTCAAGTCCGCCTGCACTTCCTGCAGCACACCGAACTGCTGAGGCGTCGGGTTTGCTATCGCCGCGCCGGCAGAATCCGTCAGCGGCACGCCGTATAGGGTGCCAACGCCAAAGATGATCATGTGGAGTTCTCCTTCAGAAACGAACGGGCACGCGCAGGCCTCGGCGGTGAAGCCGATGCACGCAAGCGCAGGGTGGTTAGATCAAATCGTAGAGGCCAGCGACTTGGCCGGCGTCAGGTAGTGGACGACGTAGCGCACGTTGACGGCCGCGGCGGCGAGATCCGCGACTTCGATATTCCAGCGCGTCGAATGCTCGACGATCTTCGCGGCGAGGTTGCCCAGAGTCAGGTCCGCCATCAGCTTCGCGTGCATGTCCGCGATCGGCTGGTCGAGCACCTGGTCAGGGATCTGATCGCGGCCGATGAACACGATCGAGACGATGAGCTGGCGCATCGTTGCACCGGTGCCCAGCGTGATCGCTGCTTCCTCGTCCGGCTCAACGATGGCAACGGTCCCCTCGATGCGGGCGACCGCGGCCTGCCGGGAACGGTAGGTCGTGAAGCCTGTTGTCGAGGAGACGAGCGCCGCGATCGCGGCCAGGATGCTTTCGCGGGCGCTCATGGAATCTCAAGTTGCGCGGTCGAGAGCTTTCCGTCGCTCTTCGGACCGCTGGTCAGGACACGATAGGCAACACCGTCCACGGTGATCAGAGAGCCGTAGACCAGGTCCGGCAGATCCGCCGTCCAGTACTGCATCGTGTAGGTCGTGGAGCTCGCGCGGCCGCCGCCGACATCCTTGTCGTTGGCATCCAGCAGCACCGTCTTCGACACAGAGCCGAAGACGCACGTCACGCCGAAGTCGGCCATGAATGCTGCCGGATTTTCCGTGAGCATCGGACTAGACGATCTTCTTCTTGCCCGAAGCGACGACACTCACCAGCGCGGGGCCGGTGACGATCGTTCCCACGAACCCGAGGAAGCCGCCGGGCACCGCCTTCGGATCGACGACGATCTTCGTCGTGGAGTTGGCGCCTGTCGTGCCGAAGGTGTAGCCGGCAATGTCCGCGGGCCCTGTGCCGTTGGCATCGGTTGCAGACTGCAGCTTGCCGGCGATCGTGCCGGTCACCGCGCCGAGATTGAGCGTGACCATGATCTCGCCGTCGTACGGGCGAACATCGAGCCACTTCGCCGCACCGCTGGTGGCGTTGGCTGTCGCAGCGGCCGACAGCGCGTCGAGCAGTGAAGTGGAAGTGGCCGCAGAGGCCTGGCTATTCAACATGACTATTTCTCCTTGGAGCCGGACTTTCCGGGCTTCTTCGATTCGTGAACGGGTTCCTGCTCCTGAGTCGGAGCGGGCTCGTCGGGCACCGGCGCGACTGCGCCGATGCTGACGAGGAAGTTGACCGTGGCGGGATCAAGGTCGGCGGTGTCGCCCGGCTTCAAATGCCGTTCGACACCGATGCACACCCCGCGAAGGGCTATGACCTTCATTACGACAGGTTCGTGCTGCAGATGAACGCCTGCGGGTAGCGGACCATGACGTCGACCATCCACAGCGCGCGGATGCCGACCTGCGCCTGGTTGAAGCGCGTGCCGCCATTGTCGGTGGACAGTTCCAGGACGCCCCAGTCGCCGATCACGACTTCATCGAACGAGCCGAAGATCAGGCCACCGGACGCGATCTGCTCACTCGACATGGCGTTGAAGCCCACGAGCTGGCCGTCCAGCATGTTGCCGGTCCACACGGGCGTATCGGTCGATGTGAAGCGCTGAACCGTCATCAGCTTGGCAGCGCCGGCCGTATTCGTTACGAAGCCGGGGTTGCCGCGGATGGCGTTGTTCGCGCCCGCTGCAGAGACGAACGCCAGGATCTTCGCGTACGTCGCAGACGCCGCATCCTGGTTGGCCGTGACGCCCGTGGTGTTCTTGATGCCCAGCGGCTGGGAGCCACCTGTACCGTTGATCACCGCGTTGTCGACGCCGTCGATCGCGATCACCGCGGCGAGATCCGCCATGATGAAGGCCTCGGCCGAAGGTGAGGCCTGCCGCAGCAACTGCTCGGACACGTCCGTCACGCAGATCGCCGTCTTCGGCGTCATGCTCAGCTGGCCCAGCGCCTGATCAGCCGCCGTGATGCTCGTGCCTTCACCGCCCTGCCATGTGACCGCCTGCTTGCCGGTCTGACGCGCGAACGTCACGTTGCCGACGAGACCCGACAGCTGCCGCGCGCCCATGCGCATGGCGACCGAGCGGTTGCGCAGAATGTCGATGAACCCCATGTTCGTGACATTCACCATGTAGCCGCCCTTCGCGCCAGGGGTCGTCGCCATCGCGCGCAGCGCTTCGGCGTCGATCGGACGGGCCAGCACTTCGGAAGGCAGGAAGATGCTGCCAGAACCTTCGCGGCCGAGCTTTTTCGCCACTGCACGCGAGCATTCGAGTTCGAATGCCGCTGCCTCGCGCGAGGTGCTATCGCTCTTGTCGCGCAGGTAGCGGATGGTGTTGAACAAGCTGTAGCGCTGCGTTTCGGTGCGAGTCAGACCCAGCTCCGCCGCGGTGCCAGGCTTGCCGCGGCCGCGCTCTTCCATGACGTCGAGCATCTGCGAGGCGATACCCTTGTGGATCTTGCCATCGCTGCCGACGGTGTCTTCGAAGCGCTCGCCGTCTGCAATCCACCGCGCTTCGATGCGCGAGTCCAGCTTGTTCGACGCGCACAGGTTGATGATCGCCTGGCGGCGCTGCTTTTCCACCTCGACGGCCGAAGTGTTGACGGCCGGGGGGTCGCCCGCCGCGGGGATCTTGTCAGTCATTGCTATTACTCCAGAAGGTGCGGCTACCGCCGCGGGGGGATTCAAAGCGGAAGAGGCCCGCGCTTGGCGGGCCTCGGGGGTGTCTTCATTTATCGCGCCCGGTTCGGGCGGATCCGGATCAGGATCCGGTGGGGGATCCGCGGTGCGGCCTACGCCGACGGCGGCGTCCGCCGGAATGGCGCAGAGCGTTGCTTCGTACGGCTCCCAGTCGGTGACCATGTAGTCATCGCCGGAATCCGAAGAGCGAACGAGCTTCATCTCGTAAACGCGATACCCGACCGACGTGTTGACGAGGATCCCGTCGTCGACGTTGGCGAGGGCGTCTTCCGCGATGGCCGTGCGACCGAAGCGGGCTGTCGCGATGCCGCGCTTCTTACTGATCTCCGCGGCAGCTACGACGCCGACCTGCTGGCGGACGTCGTGATTGAGCAGCAGCGGCGCGCGGCCGCTCTTCATGAACGCCATGCGTACGGCGCCGGGGCTATGGTCGAGCTGCTCACCGCCGAACCACCGCCGAACCACCGTGGCCTCCGACGAGAACGACATGTCGCGTGTGCGCTTGTCCTCAGCCATTGGTGGCCTCCCGCGTCAGCACGCCGTCGACGGTCGAAAGGCAGCAGTCGCGCTTCTGGAATTCCGGCGCGTGGCGTACGCGGAAGGCTTCCGCCTGCTCTTGCGTCACATCGCTCAGAGAGAGCGTGCGGCCGTTGGGGAACGTAAGCACGCCGCGGCGCTTCGTCGCGTCGTAGGCGAGCAATATCTCTTCGTTCATCAATTTCTCCTGTGCAGTGGCACAACGCGCTGCGCGCGATCGCCGTCCTCGTCTGTTTCTTCTTGCTCGCCGTCTTCGCCATCCTTCGCGGCAGGCTTTGCACCGGAGGGTGCACCAGAAGCGCCGCTCGTCGGCGCTGTGACCGGCGCCGGGATGACCTTGCCGTCCTCGACAAGCATCTTGCCGGTCGTCTGAGCAGGCACGTAGACGCTCGGCGACGTATCGAACGCGAGATCTAGCTCTTCCATGTAGTCGAGCTCCGCTGCGCGCGAAGTCATCACGTCCTCGAGGTCGTCGCCGTCGCTCGTGCTGGCGATGACCTTCTCCACCGTCGTGAACCCTGCCTTGACCGCCTCCTTGAACGCCGCGACTTCCTTTGTCGGGTCGATCCAGGACCAGCCGCGCGGGCGAAAGCGAATCGCTTCGAACTTCTGCGGGGCGAGCGCGTACTGCATGACGTCGATCTCAGGGATCGCCCCCGCGAGTACGGCCGCCTTCAGCCATTCCCTGTGCAGCCGCTCGCGAAATGAGCGGATGAACCACAGCTGCAGTGATCGCCAATTGTCACGGTCGTCCAGGAGAGCCAGGCGCGAGCTTGAGTAGTTGCTCTGGCTGTAGTCCTTGGAGATCGACTCGTAGCTCAGGCCCGTGCCGGCCGCCACTTCCCGCAGCATGAAGCGCATGAACGGATCGAGCGCTGAGTTCGGACGATTCGGCGACACGAACTCGGCCG